GCAAGTGATAGCAACTCATTAGATGGATTGAATGCTCATTTAGTAATAGCTGATGAAGTCCATGCTTGGAAAGATAAAAACCTATTAGATGTTATGTATGACTCAATGAGTGCTAGAGAGCAGCCACTATTATTAGAAACTTCTACAATGGGAACAGTAAGACAAAATGTATTTGATATTGAGTATGATTATGCAAGTCAAGTAATAGATGGAACTATAAAAGATGATGTATTACTACCTATTATTTATGAGTTAGATGATGAAAAAGAGTGGACTGATGAAGAAGCATGGTATAAAGCCAATCCATCACTAGGAAAAATAAAAGCAATAAAGAGCTTAAGAGAAAAAGTAGAAAGAGCTAAAAACAATCCAATAGAGTTAGTTAACTTATTATGTAAAGATTTCAATGTAAGACAAAATAGTATAAATGCTTGGCTAACTTTCGAAGATTTAAACAATGAAGAAATATATACAGATTGGAAAGACTGCTACTGTATAGGTGGATGTGATTTATCATCTACAACAGATTTAACATGTGCAACTATACTAGGAGTAGTTAAAGGAAAAATAAGAGTAAAACAAATGTATTTTATACCATCCAATCATTTAGAAAAAAAAGTAATAGAAGATAAAATACCATATGACAAATGGTTAAAAGCTGGATGGCTAAGATTGAGTGGAGATAATAAAATAGACTATCATGATGTTACTAAGTGGTTTTTAGAAGAAGTTAACAATAACGATTTAAGACCATTATGGGTAGGATATGATAGTTGGAATGCTCAGTTCTGGTGTGATGAAATGATAGAAAATGGATTCACTATGGAAGAAGTAAGACAAGGTTATAAGACAGAATCAGCTCCATTAAAACAAATGAAAGCTGATTTAATGGATAAAAAGATAAATTATAACAATAATCCTATACTGAAGTGGAACTTATCAAATGTTGTAGTTAAAGTAGATGATAATGAAAATATAATGTTATCTAAAGAAAAAGCTAGGCAGAGAATAGATGGAGCTGCTAGTTTAATGGATGCTTATGTTATCTACATTAATAGACAGCAAGAATATTTGAATTACATTAGTGAGGAGGTAATTTAATGAATATTAGGAGTTTATTTAGCACTATATTTGGAAACGATAAAAACACAACAGCTCCAGATAGTGCTAGTGAAGTAAAAATACTAGATGATAGAAAAGCAGTATTTACTCCATATAGGGGGGACTTTCAAAGTGATCCAGATGTATTAAAATGTGTAGATGCAATAGCAAGAAATGGAGCTAAAATGCATCCTAGACATATTAGAAACTTTAATGGTAGATTAGAAAACTTAAAAGATAATTTGTATAAGTTATTAGCTAAAAGACCTAATGAGATACAAAATGCTTATCAATTCTACTATCAAGTTATAAGTAATTTAGAGTTATATAATGACTCTTTTATTTATATACAAAGAGATGAGAATTTAAAAGTAACTGGATTATATCCTTTAGATTTTAGTGAAGGTAAATATTATGAATATCAAGGAAAGATATGGTTAAAGTTTAGATTTGGTAGAAGTAAAGAAAGATTTATTCCATATGATAGTTGTATCCATTTAACTAGATTTATTGGAGAAGATGGATTATTTGGTGGAAGCACTAAGCCAATTATAAAAACTTTATCAATAAAACATGTATTAGATGAAGGAATAGTAAATGCAATAAAAACAACTCAATCTATAAAAGGTGTTATCAAATCAACTAAAGCAATGTTAAAGCCAGAAGATGTTAAGAAGATGAGAGACCAATTTGTAGATGATTTTGTAAGTAATGCTAATAAGAGTGGTATAGGTGGATTAGATGCTACTACTGATTTTGTTCCAGTAAAAATAGAGCCTACTACTGCTAATGAACATCAAATTAATAGCATAGATAAAAAGATATTGGCATATTTTGGAGTAAGTGATGAGATAGTTCAATCTAATTATAGTGAAGATCAATGGAATGCTTTTTATGAAAGTGTATTAGAGCCAATAGGATTACAAATGAGTTTAGAATTCTCTAATAAGATATTTACTCCTACAGAGCAAAATTTTGGTAATGAAATAGTATTTGAAAGCAATAGATTACAATATGCTTCTAATAACACTAAAATAAACTTATTAAGATATGCTAATAACATAATGACAATCAATGAATTAAGAGAAGTATTTAATTTAGCTCCTAGAGAAGATGGAGATGTAATAATGCAAGACTTAAATCATATTGATAGCACTATAGCTAATGATTATCAATTAGGAGAAGAGAGTGAAGAAGATACAGAAGAAATCAATAAAAGAATAGTTGATTCAGCATTAAAAAAGATGGGATTGTAGCTTATGAATAGTGATTTAAGAATAATAAAATCAATTAAAAAGATAAATGATGAAATAGAAAAAGATAAATTATCCTACCAAGAATACCAAGAAGAAATAAAAAGCAGCCAAGAAAAGACTGAAGAAAGCATCCAAGCTATAAATGAAGAACAATTAAAAATAAAAGAAATTCAAGAAACAATAAAAAAAGAATTAGAAGATAAGATAGATAACATCGAACTTTTACAAGGACCTAAAGGAGATAAAGGAGACTCTATAGAAGGACCTAAAGGAGAAAAGGGAGATAAAGGAGATAAAGGAGAAAAAGGACCTAAAGGACCTAAGGGAGATAAAGGAGCAACTGGTAGAGATGGCTCAAATGGAAAAGATGGCAAGGATGGAAAAGATGGAAAAGATGGAGTAGGAATAAAAAGTGCAAGAATCAATAAATTTGGAGAATTGATATTAGTATTAACAAATAATAAAGAGATTAACTGTGGAATAGTTAAGGGAAAAGATGGCTATGGCTTTTCTGGAGTTAGTATAGTTGATGTAAAAATAGAAAATAATCACTTAATATGTATTTTATCTAATGGAAATGAGATAGATGCTGGAGTAATAAGTGGAGGTGGAGATATAGGAGAAGAAAGTGATCCTATCTTTACAAGCAGTCCAGCATATAGCATAACTAACAATGATATAACTAATTGGAATAATAAGAGTAATTTTAGTGGCTCTTATAACGATTTAACAAATAAACCTACTATTCCTACAATACCAGCCAATATAAGTGCATTTAATAACGATGTAGGGTATTTAACTCAACATCAAGATATAAGTGGTAAATACGATAAAACTGGTGGAGAAATAACTGGAAATGTAAAAATAGATGGAACATTAACATTAGATATAGAAGATGAAGATTATGATAGTGGAATAAGATTTACTAAAGAACTTAATACTAACTTAGGAACAATCTTAACTCTAACTGGATATGCTGATAACACTAACTACAAGCCAATAATTAGAAATGTAGGAACTCCTAACTATAATTATGATGTTGCTAATAAAAAATATGTTGATGATAATTTAATAGTTCCTAATTATTACTTAACTTTATTAAATGCAGATGGAACAGTAGATACAACTACATCAACATTAAATTACAATACAGTTCTTTCTAATCTAACAAATAGATCAAGAGCTGATTATTTAGATTTAGTATGGGGAACTAGTAGATTTTATGCAAAATGTGTAGAAGTAACAGATGTAAATACTGGAGATTTAAAATTTATTGGAGAAGTAGAATATCAAGGATTACAGAGATACATGGTATTTACATTAAATAGTAGCAATGTATTAACAACTACAAATATCATAACTTTTGAAAGTGTAAGTAATAAAGTTCAAAGTGTTGTATCAAATAGCACTAGTATAGAAAAATATCCAAGCACTAAGGCAGTATATGATGAGTTCCAAAGAAAGCCAGTAGTAATATGGGAAAGTTCAAATCCAAGTGAATACTTAAAAGCAGTTCAATCTAACATATCTGCAAGTCCAGCTTGGCAGTTAACTAATTTAGATATGACTCCATATAAAAGAATAAAGATATATACATGTGCTGGGCAAGGAACAGGAGCTACTGCAAGTGCATCTACAACTCCAGCTATAGTATTGGAGATGTCTTTAGATGAAAGAGCAAGGATAGGAGCATATGGTAATAATTATGTTGCTTCTATAGTAGTTCAAAAGCCAAATGATGCAAATAGATTAGCAACTCTAACATGTGCAGTTTCATCTGATAAAACTAGTTTCGTAGTATTAAGACAAACTAACTTATATGGAACTGCTGCAACTAGTAACAATGATGTTAACTCTAATGTATTTAAAATAGAAGGATATTACGATTAAGGAGGTAATTATGAAAGAAAAAGAAATAAGAAAATTAGACATTCAATTTAGAGCTGAAAAAACAGAAGATGAAAAAATGGAAATAAAAGGATATGCTGCTGTATTTGATAGTCCAGAAACATATGATTATACAGAAGTAATTGCTCCTACAGCTTTTGATGAAGCTGATATGAGTGATGTAGTTTTAAGATATAATCATAATGACTCATTTATGGTATTAGCAAGAACTAGAAACAAATCATTACAGCTAAATGTAGATGAAAAAGGATTGTTTATGAATGCAACTTTACAAGATGATATAACAGAACATAGAGATATATTTAATGCTATAAAATCTGAATTGATAGATAAACAATCATTTGCATTTACTGTAGAAGAAGATGAATACGATTATGATACTGATACTAGAACAATTAAAAAAATAGGTAAATTATTTGATGTATCAGTTGTAGATCAACCATTTTATAATTCTACTGATGTAAGTATAGCTAGAGATATGAATAATAATGAATTCTTAGAAAAAAGAGAAAAGATAAGAAAATTAGAAGAGCTTAATAAAGCTAAAAAATCATTATTAGAAAAATTAGATTAAAAGACGAATAAAGAGAAACTGGAGAGTTTCTTTTTTGTTACTGGAGAGTAACTAAGTCTTTTTAATAAATAGCTGGAGAGCTGTTATAGGAAGTTAGGATGCCTAAAAGAACTAAAAAACAAAGGAGGTCAATATGACTAGAAAAGAAGAAATCGAAGCTCGTAAAATGGAAATTCGTGAAGAAGTAGAAAATGCTGAAACTACTGAAGAAGTTGAAGAACTAGAAAAAGAAGTAGATGCACTTAATGAAGAAGAAGAGCAAATCGAAGAACAAGCCAAAACTGAAGAAGATGCTAAAGAAATGGAGCAAAAATCATTTGCTGTAAAAGAAATAAAGAAAGTAGAGGAGAAAAGTATGAAAGAAGAAATAAGAAACTCAAAAGAGTATATTAATGCTTATGCTGAATACATTAAAGGAAATAATGAAGAGCTAAGAGCATTACTTACTACAAATGCAGAAGGTGGAGAAGGATTAAGCAATACAGTTGCTGTTCCAGATTTTGTATATGACATTGTAAAAACTGCATGGGAAAAAGATGACATTATGTCATTAGTTAGAAAAGTGTCAGTTCAAGGAAACTTAAAAGTAAATTTTGAAGCTTCTGCTGGAGATGCTGTAGAACATGCTGAAGGTGGAGCAGCAGTAACAGAAGAAAGTCTAGTATTAGGAATTGTTACATTAACTCCAGTATCAATTAAAAAATGGATTTCAATCTCAGATGAAGTATATGATATGAGAGGAGAGGAATTCCTAAGATATGTTTATGATGAATTAACATATAAAATTGTTAAAAAGACAGCTGATAGCTTAATTGCTAAAATTGCTGCATTACCACAATCATTAACAGCTAATGCTGATGGTATTTATGATAAAGTATCTGCTAATAAGATTACAGAAGCACCAGCAATGGGAACTATTTTCAATGCTATAGCTAATCTTAGTGATGAAGCTGGAGATTATACTATAGTTATGAATAAATTAACTTATGCTGAATTCAAGAGAGTACAATTAGATAATAATTATGCTGCTGATATATTTGATGGTGTAAGAGTTAGATTTAATAACACTTTACCAGCATATGGAACAGCAGCAGCTGGAGCTGTTTATGCTATAGTTGGAGACTTCGATCATGGAACTTTAGCTAACTATCCAGCTGGAGATGGTGTAGATTTAAAATTTGATGATAAGACATTAATGACATCAGATTTAATAAGAATTCTTGGTAGACAATATGTAGGTGTAGAAGCTATAGCTGATAAAGCATTTACATTAATTGCTAAACCAGAATAAGAAAAGAAAGAAGGTAGACTATGTTAGATGAAATAAAAAAAATTCAAGGTATTAATCATGATGATTTCGATTCTATGATTACATTATGGATAGAAGCAGCAGAGTTAGACCTTAAAGGTATTGGCATAGTTGATACCTTAATTGATAATCCTAATAGTCTAGTTAAAAATGCAATTATAACTTATGTTTTAAGCTTTTTAGATGTAACTAATGCTGAGTTGTATTCTAACTCATATGCACTTCAAAAAGATGTTTTAAGACATACTGGGGAGTATATAACTAGTGGAATATAGTGAGATTATCTATTTAATAAGTCTAGTTAAAACAGAGGATGAGATAGGTAATATTATCAAATCCTCTGAAACTAGTAATAAATGTTATGCTAAAAAGCAAAGTGTAAAGACTAATGAATTCTATAGTGCTGTAGAAGTGGGATTAACTCCTTCATGTGAATTTGTCATTAAAAGACTTAATTACAATGGAGAAGAAGAAGTAGAGTGGAATGATGAAAGATACCAAGTTATTAGGACAATAGATCCTAAAAATAAATTTGATCTTGTATTGGTATGTGCTAGAAAGATTGGTATAAATGGCTAATGACTCAATCTTGGATATAAAAGATATTCTTAATGAGTATTCTAAAGACATTCAAGAAGCAATTACTAAAGATGCTGAAGCAGTTGCTAAAGAAGCTGCTAATGAGTTAAAAAACACATCTCCTAAAAGAACTGGTAAATATAGAAAAGGATGGAGAGTAAAAACTACTAAAGGTAATGGATATGTTGAATGTGTAGTTCATAATGCTACTGATTATCAACTTACTCATTTATTAGAAAAACCTCATGTAATAAGAAATGGTGTTGGAACATGGGGAACATCTACTCCTAGAGTTCATATAAAGCCAGTAGAACAGAAAGCTGTTAAAAAGTATGAAAAAGATGTGGAAAACATTATAAAGAGTGGAGGATAAAATGGAATACACAGATATTTACAATTTATTAAAAACTCTAGATATACCAGTTGCATATAATCATTTTGACTCTAACAAAAATATAATCCCTCCATTTATTGTATATAGAGAAGCAAGCCCAGATACATTTAAAGCTGATGGAGTAACATATTATAGACCTTATAATTTTGAAATAGAGTTAGTTACAGAAAAAAAAGAAGTTGCATTACAAAAGACTATAGAGGATTTATTAACAAATAATAAAATTCCATATGACTTAGAGACTGAGTTATGGGATGAAGATGAAAGAATTTATCATAATTTTTATGAAATCTAAGCACTAATTAAAGTGCTTTTTATTTGAAATATTTAAGGAGGTAAACAATGGCAAATAAAGTAAAATTTGGATTATCAAATGTTCATATAGCTAAGATAACTTATGGAGAAGGTGGAACTATCACTTATGGAACTCCATTTGCATTACCTGGAGCAGTTAACTTAACTCTAGATCCAGAAGGAGATGCAGCAGATTTCTATGCTGATAATACTAAGTATTTTACAGCAAGTGCTAATCAAGGATATTCTGGAAGCCTAGAAATAGCTCTAATTAATGATACTTTTAGAACTACTATTCTAGGAGAAACAGTAGATAGAAATGGGGCATTAATCGAAAATAAAGACAATACTATTAGTGATTTTGCACTTGGATTCCAAATTAATGGAGACCAAAATAATAGAAAATATTGGCTTTATAGTGTAAGTGCTGCTAGACCATCTACAAGCTCTCAAACAATAGAAAGTTCTAAAGAGCCAGTAACTGATACATTAGATATTACTGCAACTGCAAGAATAACTGATGGACAAGTTAGAGTATTTATGGAAAAGAGTGCTACTAATGAAACTGCTTTTGATGGATTCTTCGAAGCAGTTTATGAAGAAGCTGCTTAATCTACTCTTACGAGTAGTATAAAGACTACTCTTAACTGAGTAGTTTTTTTAGTATTCGTAAAAGAAAGGAGAAGAGATATGGCAAATAACATTAAAGGAATTACTATCGAGATTGGAGGTAATACCTCAAAGTTAGAAGCAGCTTTAAAAGATGTCAATAAAGTAGTTTATTCTACTAATGCTGAGTTAAGAAACTTAAATCAAGCATTAAAGCTAGATCCTAAAAATACTGAGTTATTAGCTCAAAAACAAGATGTATTAAGGAAAAACATAGCAGCAACTACTGAAAGACTAGAAACTTTAAAAGAAGCTCAGAGACAAATGGGAGATTATTCTTCATTAACAGAAGAACAGAAAGAACAATATAGGGCTTTAAGTGTTGAAATTGCTAAAGGAGAAAATGCACTCCAAAAAATGAATAAAGAATTAAGGGCAACATCTGGAATAAACATGGATAAAATAAAAGATGCTCTTAAGAAAGTTGGAGAAGTTGCTTTAGATGTTACTAAAAAAATGGCTAAGGTAACTGCTGCAATGGGTGGAGCTTTAGCTGGATTAGTAACAGCTGGAGTAAAATCATATGCTGAGTTAGAACAGAACTTAGGTGGTGTAGAGACTCTATTTGGTAAAAGTGCTGATAAAGTTATAAAGAATGCTCAAAATGCTTATAAAACAGCTGGAGTAAGTGCTAATGAGTATATGTCTGGTGTAACTTCATTTAGTGCATCATTATTGCAGTCTTTAAGTGGAGATACTGATAAAGCAGCAGATATAGCTGATATGGCTTTTAGAGATATGAGTGATAATGCTAATAAATTTGGAACTGATATGTCTAGTATTCAAAATGCCTATCAAGGATTTGCAAAACAGAATTATACTATGTTGGATTAACAAAATAGTTCAACTAAAACCTCGTGAATTCGGTGGAACTCTAAACACATAAAGGTGTAGACAATACCGAGCCAAGACTAATAATAGTAAGGTGTAACGACTATTCCGTAAGGAAGTACACTCAAGTGGGTGGAAGTGCGAGGCTCTCGAAAGAGATGAAGATATAGTCTACTCTATATAGAAATATATAGCAGTTCATAAGAGAACGGTATAAGATTAACGACCTTATATGAATACAAAGGAACTTAAAATTAGGTTATGGTGGTACTAAAACCGAGATGGAAAGATTACTTGCTGATGCTGAAAAGATATCAGGAGTAAAATATGACATTAAGAATTTAAATGATGTATATAGTGCCATCCATGTTATTCAAGAAGAGTTAGGAGTAACTGGAACTACTGCTGAAGAAGCTGAAAAGACAATATCTGGATCAGTTAACTCAATGAAAGCAGCTTTTGATAACTTCTTAAATGGTAGTGGAAGTCCAGAAGCTTTAGCTAAAACAGTTACAAATGTATTAAACAATATAGCACAAGCAATAGTAAAATTAGCTCCTAGTATTTTACAAGGAGTAGTTACATTAATTCAAACATTACTACCTCAAGTAGTTCAATTATTAACTAGTTTAATACCTCAATTACTTACTGCAATAAGTAACATGATAGATACACTACTTAACATGGTAACTTCTAATACTGATAGTATTGCAAGTGCAGTAAGTTCACTTATAACTACTATAGTAACTTTCTTTACTAACAATTTACCAAAAATAGTAAAGATAGGATTATCACTATTATTAGCTTTAGCTCAAGGAATAATACAATCACTACCTCAATTAATACCTGCAGTAATAGAGTGTATTACAACTATGTATGATACATTATTAGCTAATTTACCATTAATAATAGAAGTTGGAATTCAATTAATAGTTGCATTAATAAATGGACTTATAAATGCACTACCTCAAATAGTTAACTTTATTCCTCAATTAGTTCAAACAATAGTTGAAGCAATTATAGCTAACTTACCAATGCTATTAAAAGCAGCTTTACAATTAATAATTGCACTAGGTAAAGGATTAATTACTTATATACCTACACTAATAACTTATATACCTAAATTAATAGCTGCAATAGTTAGGGGAATAATTGATGGAGTTCCAAAACTAATATCAAGTGCTGCAGATTTGATAAAAGGATTAGTTACTGGATTTACTAATAATCATAGTAAATTAAAAACTGCTGCAAATGATATTATTAACAAAATAAAAGAAGTATTAACAAAATTACCAGAAAAAGCTAAGACATGGGCTAGAGATATGATTCAAGGATTTGTCAATGGTATATTTTCAAAGTTGCAGTCAGTTGCTAATGCGGCTAGTAGTGTTGCTAGTAAGATAAAATCATTCTTACATTTCTCTAAACCAGATGAAGGACCATTAAGAGATTATGAAACTTGGATGCCAGACTTTATGAAAGGATTAGCTAAAGGAATAGATAGATATTCTTATTTGGTAGCTGATGCAACTGATAGAGTGGCTGAAGATATGGCTAATGGATTATCTTTAGACAATCTAACTGGAGATGTAGATGCAGCTATGAAAGGATTAAATGCTGGAGTAAAAGCATCTGTAAATCCTACAATTAATCCAAGTGTAGCTCTAGAAACTAACTACTCAATGATGGCTAGAGCAGTAAAAGAAGCATTACAAGATATGGATGTTGTAATGGATGATGATAAGATGGGTAGATTTGTTACTAAAACAGTAACTGATGAAATATATGGATAGGAGGTATTA